CAAATCAGAAGAAAGAGAAATGTTGCTGATGCAATCGCTTTGCAAAAAGTAAGACCACAAAGATTTCAACAACCTAAAACTGTGGCTTCTAACGATGTTACATTAGCTGATTCAGGCGGTATAACAGTTGGAGTAGCAAACTTAACATTACCTGGTGATTTTGCTTTTGAAACATTTGATACAACAGTAACAAGTAATGGAATAACTACATCGCAACAATCTATGCAACCAAGAGATCCGTCATTACAAAATAGAAGAAGAGAAGCTTCAACTATTATAGGATCTGTAACAGTGAGTATATCATAATGGCAATAACACATTCAGCATTTTTAACACAAGTAAGAAACTATACAGAAGTTGATAGCAATGTATTATCAGATTCAATATTAGATCAGTTTATAAGAAATGTAGAGTTAGATATCGCTGGTCAAGTTGATTATGACGATTTAAGAAAATACGCAACATCATCAACTACAGCTAATAATAGGTATGTATCTATGCCTAGTGATGCTATGATTTTAAGATCTGTTCAAATAATAGATTCAAATGTGAGAGATTTTTTAGAGAAAAGAGATACAAGTTTTATATCTGAATTTTCCCCTAATGATACTGTAACTGCTCAACCTAAATATTATGCTAATTGGGATGATAATAATATCTTATTGGCTCCAACACCTGATAAAGCTTACACAATACAAATCAATTATATTAAAGATCCACCTCATTTTAATTCATCAACCAATACATTCATTTCTACAAACCAAGAAGCTATGCTTCTTTACGGAGTATTAAAAGAGACTTATGGATATTTGAAAGGACCTGAAGACCTATACAAATTGTATTCTGACAGGTATAATCAAAGCATACAAGCTTTTGGTCTACAGCAAATGGGTAGACGAAGAAGAGGAGAATACGACAGTGGAGTTCCTCGAATTAAAATACCTTCACCGTCACCATAATTTTAAGGAGAAAACATGGCTATAACAACAAATGCAATATGCAACTCTTTCAAAAAAGAACTTTTGGAAGCTACGCATAATTTTAAAACATCAGGTGGTGGAGGAAATACATTCAAACTTGCAATGTATACTAGCTCTGCTACTTTAGGAAAATCAACAACATCTTTCACAACAGGTAACGAAGTATCTTCATCTGGATACACTTCAGGTGGTAAAGCTTTGGTCAACGTAGGAACATCAATTGCAACAAACACTGCAATTACAGACTTCAATGATTTATCATTTACAGGAGTAACGTTAACTGCGAGAGGTGCGTTAATTTATAATGACACTGCAACTGGAGATCCAGCTGTAGCTGTATTAGATTTTGGCGGTGATAAAACTGCATCTGCAGGAACATTCACTATTCAGTTCCCAGCATTTACAACGAGTGCAGCAATATTAAGAATCGCATAATCTAAAAGGAGGGCCAGGTGGCAGACATAACAGTAAATGTACAATCACCTGGTTCTCTCTCAGTATGGGGTCAAAGTTCCTGGGGTAATGGAACTTGGAACATTTTTAACGGATCAACATTATCTTCAGGTAATGCAACTGTAACTGCAGAAATTAATACTGGTTGGGGTGGAAAAACCTGGGGCGAAAGTGAATGGGGAGATCTATCTGATTCTATTCCTATAATTTCAGGTCAAGGTTTAACAACTGACATAGGTTCAGTAACAACAACTGAAGAAATAAACGAGGGTTGGGGAAGATTAACCTGGGGTGAAAATGCTTGGGGCGCAGCCGGAGATGTAGTTGTAACTGGTCAATCATTATCTACAAGTGTTGGATCAGTAACTTCTAAATTTGGTTCTTCAGTAATTCCAACAGGTCAATCTTTAACAGTAGGTCAAGGAACAGTTTCTATAGAAATTATAGCTGAGGTACCACTTACTGGACAATCAGTTACAGCTTCAATAGGTACAACAAGTGAAATTGCTGGAGATGCAATTGTAAATGTAACTGGTATATCTTTAAATTCTAACGTAGGTTCAGTTTCAATTGATCCTAATTTCTTGATTGAACAAGGATGGGGTAGAGGAACTTGGGGTAATAGAGTATGGGGAGGTGCTTACACTGTAATAGCACAAGGCCAATCTTTAACTACAGCTCAAGGCACAGCGGTAGGTAAAACTGATGTAGATGTATCAGTAACAGGTTTAGATTTATTAACAATCACTCAAGGTTTAAGTTCAATACAAATTGATAATGATGTTTTTGTTTTTGCATCTGAAGATCAATTGGACTTAAGTTTAGGAAATCAATCTTTAGAACAATCTACTAATGAAAGCGTGTCTGGTCAAAGCATGTCTTCAAGTGTTGGTCAAGTTATTCCTGAACCTAAAATACCTGTAGATGTTACAGGAATATCGGCTACATTAACACTTGGTACAATAACATTAATTCAGACAACTAATGAGTCAGTAACTGGTCAAGCTGTTACTTCATCAATAGGTCAGGTAACTCAAGAAACTGCTTATCCTGTAACCACTGCTGGATTAATGACAACATCTGCTGGATCTGTGACTGCTACGGGAGGAGCTGCTTCGGTTGTTACTGGTATAGGGTTGACAACAAATATTGGCTCAGTTACTGTAACACCGTGGAGCGAGATTAATCCAGGCGTAAATAACGTTTGGTCTGAGGTTGATAAGGCTGCTTAATTTTGATAATATAGGATTTATATGGCATCAAGTTATTCAACAGATTTAAAACTAGAATTAATGGTTACTGGCGAAAACGCTGGTACATGGGGTGATAAAACTAATACAAATTTAAATTTAGTTCAGCAAGCTGTTGCTGGATATCAAGCAATAGATGTAGCATCTTCAGATGTTGCTCTTGTAATGACAGATGGAACAATTTCTAACGCTAGAAACGCTGTACTTAAACTTACAGGAACTTTAGCAGCTAATAGAAATGTTACAGTTCCAAATGGAATAGAAAAACTTTACACAGTAGTTGATGGTACAAACCATGATGGTAATACATTAACTTTTAAAACTGCGAGTGGTACAGGAGTATTATTATGTGAAGGTAACACTTACAGTTTATTTGCTGATGCAACAAATGTTGTAAAAGCTTCAGAGCAAAGAAATTGGAGAGTGGTTTCAGCAGCGGAAACAGTACAAGCTGGTGCTCAACTTTTATGTAATACAAACGGTGGATCTTTTACTATTACTCTACCCGCATCACCAAGCACTGGAGACGAAGTATCATTTATGGATCAGGGATACGATTTTGATTCAAACGCATTGACTGTAGGAAGAAATGGTTCTAATATAGCAAACGTAGCTGGTGACTTAGTTGTTAGCACACAAGGCGCTGGTTTTAGTTTAGTGTATTCAGGCGATGCTACAACTGGTTGGGGCTACAGGGAGAAATAATATATGGCTAATTACGAAGCAACTAGATATGATTTTGATGGAGCGAACCTCACAGGTATTGAGGGTATACCTACAGCTACTATTGTGCCGTGGTCTTCTGCTTCAGTGCCATCAGGTTTCTTAGAGTGTAATGGTGCAGCAGTATCAAGATCAACTTATTCTGCATTGTTTGCAATCGTAGGTACAACTTACGGAACTGGTGATGGTTCAACAACTTTTAACGTTCCTGATTTACAAAATAACGTAGCAGTTGGAAAATCTAATAACAAAGCTTTAGCATCGACTGGTGGAGCAAATACAGTGACTTCAACTGGGAATGTTGCTGGTTCAACAGCAAATGCAACTTTAACAACTGCTCAATTAGCATCACACTCACACGGAGGTGGTGGTAGTGGGGCAGGTTCAGCACCAAGCCCTGGACCTGCAGGTAGTCTTTTCTCTCCTGCTTCAACGGGAAATACAGGATCAGGTGATGGTCACGCACATAACATGAGTGCTAACTTTGTGGGTGATGCAACTTCAGTGCTTCAACCATATTTAGCAGTAATTTATATTATTAAAACTTAGGAGAAAAAATGGCAACAAACGCAAATTGGACAGTAATATTTGATGACAAAGCGATTATAAATCAATCTCTTAAGAATGCAGATGGGCACTCTGTTGGGTATGTTATAAATGACGAATCTTTTTGGAATGATTCTAAATGGTCAAATATTTGGGCTATTCAATACATTGACGATAATCATGATTATAACGATAGCGTTGAACATAGAGATGAGACACCACATCAAACTTGGGCAGCGTCAGGCCTAGGTGACTTTAGAGATCAATTTGTGTCAAAATGGGATGCAGCACACTTGGCTCAACTTCAATCTAATTGGGACAATGACAATGTTGATGATGAAACTGAATCTGATAAAATTACTAGACTAGGCGCAAGACCTACTTCTTATTCATCTTACTAATTATTCACAATTCATCCAACCTGTCATAATATACTTCTCACCTTTTAGAGGTGGATTACCTCGATGAACAAATGGATAAGCTGCAGGCCAAAAAACAAGCCTTCCAGTTTTTGGTTTGACTCTTACTGATTGATGTAAAAATTCAGTTTCTCCTCCTTCTTCTACATCATTTAAATATAGCGAATAAACAATAACTCTATGAGGACTATCTTTTCTAGATCCATGTTCAATATGCCAAACGTGATACCCTTCTCCAGGTAAGGTTTTTTGTATTTTAAAAGGCACATATTTAAAATGATCATAATATTTATCTAAAGCAGTATTATCAATATATCTTTTTAAAGCTATGTCAAAATTAGCGAATAAAATTTTAAAATCCTCTACCCATCCATTTACATTTACAGATGTATCTTGTTTTTCATTTAGTGGAGATTTTTCTGATTGTAGTCTTTGATAAGCTTTACCAAAACTTACTTGTTCATTGTAATAATTTATTACTGCCTTACAATCTTTTTCAAGGATAAAATTATCACAAATTCCAATGTGATGTTGCATTTTTATTGTTTTATCGTTTACCATTTTAAAAAACTCTTTGTTTTAAAACATTCAAAATATACTCACGATCTTCTTCTGAGTGTGTATTACCTGTTTGTAAAACGTAATCATCGTTAATGTGATGTGTGAAAGGCCCGTTTTGGTCAACATAGTGCATAAAGACTTGAGCCATACCGTCTCCTTTATAAACACCAAATCTACCGTGTGTGTCCTCAACTCCTAAATATAATACGGCATCACCTATATTTATTTCAACCTTTGTGCCATTTATTGTTAAAGGCCAATTATCTGTTTTGTTTATACAAGCAGTTAAACTTACTTCACAAGCAGGTCTATCGTTATGATCTTCTAATTGAGATCCAAATCCATAGTATCTCCAAAATGTATATGTTTTATAAAGTTTTAAACCAGAGGCTTTTTCAACTATTTCTTTTTTGTAATCTAATAAAGTATTCATTAAGGGATCATCTTTAAATTCTGGACATAAAGCTCTTTTTAAATCACGCTCAGTAAAGTTCCTCTTGATTTTACTTGGGTCTTTTATAGCGTTTAAACAATAATTTTGTAGCAGTTTTAATTCATCATCACTGAAAAACTGTTTCAATATTTTAAATCTAAAATTTTTTCTTATGACAGCCATGCTACAATACTATACCTCGTCCCTTTAGTTATTGGTTCAATCATATGTGGATATAAAAAATTAGAAGGAAATGCTAATAAACTTCCTTTTTTCAAACTGATTCTTTTTATTTCTTTAAATCTTTGATCACCAAAAACAACGTCTCCACCTTCGTAATCATCATTTAAGTTCATTATAATACTTAATGATCTTGGAGTAGGATTCGAGTCATCTGTGTGATAAAGATATTGTCCGCCAGATGTATATTTTAAAAAATCAACTTGTTTTAAATTGGTTACGCTCACTTGCGGAAAAATAATTTTATATTGTTGGTAAAAATTAAATACTTGATCATACACTAATTTAAAATATATTTGTTCGGAGATAGTTTTTGCACTAAGACTTTTACCCCAAACTCTTCTATATTGTGTATTTTGATCAATTGTTGGGAGTTTTCCTACGCAAATTTTTTCAGCATATTCTACACACTTATCGCAGAATATATCTGGTAGAATTTTGTTATAGGATATAATGGCATCTTCTATTTTCATTTTAATTTTTTGAATTGAACCATATTAACTTACCTAAATTTTTTTGTAAAGATTTATGAATTATCATATTTTTTTAATTAACTTTCCAATATCAGGTAGCCAAGCATATTTTAAAGGAGATCTCTTCATCATCCATTTAAGATCATACAAATTTTCAACTATCACATGCCCAGGAAAATTTAAACTAGTATTTAATAACATTCCATTACTTTTACTTAATAAGTCGTAATAATGTTTGTTTTGTTTTTTACTAACTGTATGCACTCTACTAAGTTTATTAATAGAAGATACACTTGGTAAATCTTGCTTAGTTTTA